AATCTGAATAATCAATGTCTGCGCTCCGATAGGAACATATGCAATTGAGTCACCGGTAACAAGCGGTTGCATGGTTCCTCCAAAACGAAGGTTTGTGAGAGCCGTAGAAATCGCCGCTGCACCATCTGATTTGATATCGGCAAATGGGTTTGCACGGCTCAGTGTGAGTTTTTGAATGGCTTTTAAAACCTGAGTCATATCGTTAATGTCGAGCGCCAATCCTGCTGACTCTACGATATGCGCTAACTCTTCCTGCATGGCATTAAACGCTGCTGCCCGCAGCCTCGTTGCGGCAATACCACCAGCAACACTTCCATCAGTATATTTGCCATCCTGCGTTGCAGTGGCTTCGACTTGCCCGATTCGGAGCATAGTTAATCCTCACTTAGTGTTAAGCGATAAAATCAGAGGGGGAAATATCAGTTATGAATAATTGAAAATGATGTTCAGATGGGATGGGGCAATTTTGTTGATTGAACACTCCAGTTGTTTATTGCCCCACGATGCGAGCGGATCTCCGCAGTAGGACGCGCCAGCAAGCGAATACTTGATCGTTGTTTGTGGCGCATTTATCCGCCAGGTAAATGGCCACTCGTCACCGTTAAGCGCATCACCGCATACTGACATGCCACTCATAGCGGGCCGGAACTGTGTGATAGTGATGGTATAACCAAGAGCTGCAGCCACCCGGATGTAATAATCGCGGTTCAGGCCGCCGGTGCTGATTAACTTTGCCACCACGGCGCGCTGGCGATCGCTGACGCCACCGGATTCACCAATCGCACAATCATCTGGTAACCCCAGAGAGCTTTCCCATTCTGACAACATTACCGTCGCTGTAGGGGGAAAAGCACCAGTAATCAGGCTTTGCGCATCGTTGTCAGAACGCTGAAACGCGCTGCCCAGTGCCCGTAATACCGCAGCCTGTACCGTTCTTTGCGACCGGGGCCACGCCCTGCCCGTCGGTAGCAGCGCACCAAGCGCACCGGCATAATCATTTTTTGAAAAGAGGCTCATACAAAATTCACCCCGCCAAGCACCGGAATTTCGCCAACAGCAAAGGTGATATTGGCCGTCGGAGAGTTAAGAATATAGCCCGTCGTGCCGCTAACACCGCCGATACTCCCGTTAATATCAGAGAGGTAAACTTTCCCGGAACCATCAGGGTTAGCTTCATCAAAAAACAGCGCCGTCAGCGCGTCTTTTATCCCCTGAACTGTGGTGCTGTCGGCATTTTTGATCCCAGAGATTTCAATATTGATGACTTTCTTGATCGGGGAACATACGAAAACAATGGCAGTGTCTGTCTGCTGCGGATAGATGTGGTCGGCGACAGCGAGCTGGTCTCCGGTGGCTTTAACAGCCCCCCAGTCCTCAAGTTGGGATATTCCGTCGGTACCGACCGGAAACCCACCATTGTCATTCCGATCACACATGATATACACGCCAACGGTCCCGGCCCCGTTCAGACGCCGCTTTACCCACGCGCGGGTGACGCCCGAAACCTCAAGCGCCCATTTTTTATAATCGGCGTCGCTTCCACCCTGAGGCGGATTCTGCCATGCCAGCAAGCCACGACTGCGAAAATCCTCTTCCGTTTCAATATCGGCTCCGCCGGTCGCAGCGGACAGTAACGTTACCTGTGGATCCACGCCAGCAATATTCGCGTCCAGGGTCATTATGGTCCCGGCATCAGCGTTACCGCGCGCGCCTCCACCCGTTACATCACTGGTAATATCCGGCAGTATGGCCGTCACCGCGACGATACCAAATCCATCTGCCTGAATTTTAAGATCTGCATCCGTCCGGTACTGGTATCCGTCCCCGCGGTTAATGATCGAGCCAACAGGGATAATACAGTCAACACTGCCACTAGCCTGTACCGCAGGCGACTTCGCCGCTGCAGCTGGTTTTCTGAATACCTGCTTAAGGGCCATCCACCCGGCGAGATACTCATCGGTAGAGGTAAACGGGTTTGTCTGCAGGGCAATATAGTCAAGGTAGGCGTAATGCAGATGCCCCATCCCCGCATCCATGTCAGCCAGTACCTTCAGGTTCGCGAAGCGCAGGAGCGCACCAACATCCTCAAGCTCCGCCTGCATAAATTTCCGGTTTCCGTCGCGGAGTTCGCTCAGCGTCGGTCGTTTAAACGGCATATTAACGTTGCTCCCATATCCAGTAAAACCTGAATTCCTGCCAGTCCTTCCCCGGTGCCTGATAGCGGATAATGAGATTGAGCCGGTCAGGCAGGACGATCCTTGCAACAGGAATAACCTCGCTGACAACGCCATCAACCTTTAACCAGTTGAGCGCTTCACTCGAGTATTCCTCCGCTTTTTTTGCTACATCCGGGGTCAGTTTTTTCCGCCGTAGCAGCCACAGCCGGGATCCCAGTTGGGATTCCTCCCCGGAATCCCCCCACCAGCCGCGGCGATCGCTATCCTCATAATCATCGTCAGCGCGCGCCAGCCTGTCGGTAAACAGGCTGTCCAGTATTGCAGTCTGTAAATCGTTCCCCGTGGTGAGTTCACCCAGCCCTTTCTGCCAGTCAGCAAACATCTCATCCACATTCCAGAATGAAGCGATGTCACTCATGTCACCTGATCCTCTGTTTTTTGGCTGCGGATATTGTCATTGCCACTCTGGGCATTTTTAACCACATGATCATGGTCATTATGTGCATCCCGCAGCTCTTTCAGTGTTCGGGTATTGGTTTCACAGTTATCAACAATGTCACCCGTGCACCTCAGGATCGGGGTATTTGCAAGGATCCCCTGGCTGGCATTGATGGTCACGTTAGTGGCGTTATTGACCTCAACATTCTGGCCCTTTGCATCCAGGAAGATCCCCTTCTCCGTCAGGAGAATATTAAGGCCCCACTGGTTATACATGACCGTTTCGCCCGCTTTCAGGCCTGTATGACGGAACCCCTGATGGTTGGACGCAATTACCACCGCGCTGGAACGATCACCGCCAATAAAAGCCAGAACCACGTCAGTCCCTGACGGCAGGCCGGATGAAAAGCCAAATTCTGCCATCCGCGGAGCGCTGGCCACCTCCAGCGGAGTCTGGTACTGGATAGACTGCACCACCCCACCATCTTTCATAGCCGTGATCCGGCCAATCCCCAGCATGCCGGCGATCCTGGTCGCTGCATGTTTAAATAGTTGCTTCATGTATTGAATCCCGCCAGGTTCTGGTAGAAGGCATATGGCTGAACGGAGAATGCTTCAGGCGGCATCAGCGTCATGCGTGCATGGGTGCCGTAGTCATCGCGCATATAGGTGACTTCTGCCAGTAGCAATTCAGTCTTCGGCAACCGTAAGGTGGGAAGATCAACGGGGATCAATGTGTTTGGTTCCCACAGTTTCCCGTCTTTATCCCGCCAGGAATCGATGGTTACCGAGAGCTGTTTTGAACGTCCGTACCGCCGGTTCATTTCCCAGTCGATCGCACTTTGTGCCTGTTGAGTAGCCATCAGGGTACTTTCCACAATCGATATATGTTTTCGGTACCGCATGCGGGCGGCCTCCGGATCTCTCGCCGTTGCCAGAGTCACAGCGTCATAGGCCGTATCAGGCGAATACCCTGCAATTGGAGAAACGCTCATTGATACACCGACATAATCTGAAAACCTGTCAGCCATCGATTTGCGGTAGTATGCCTGCTCGACATTTACCCCTTCGGCTATCCCACTTGCCGCACGACGTGTTCCCACCCGGGTCAGTAACAGGTTTCCATCGGGCTGATCGTAGTAAAGCAGAGCAGACCATCTGGCCACCCGATCGATGACTTCTTGCGGAGACTCACCCCAGTTCAGAGTGAACTGGGGTACCTTCACAAGTTCATCAACATCCGTGGTTACGGTGATGCCGTAGTAGGATGCCAGGCGAGAAGCAATTTCAAGCGCATTACTGGCATTGATGACGTTGTTAGGCCACTCGGCTGAGCAATCCACCAGGTCCTGACATTTGCTCCTGCCCGTGGCGCGGACCTCATGGCGGGAGCGCGATAGTGCGGGTTCCCAGTCATCAACATATCCCGTCAGTGTCAGATCATCTCCGATACGAACTTCACAAGACATTCCCTCTTCAACGAGTTGACGATCTTCGTTGCCAGGGAAGTAATCCATTAGCCCAAGATCGAAATCAGAGGGAAAACGCTCAATACCCCGCGTTACCCGGACAGAATCCCACCCCTCGATGATTTTGCCGTCGACCGTCAAAGAAACAACATCCAGATCGCTGTCTGCATTCATTGCCTCAGTACCTTCATGGTTGTCGGCATAAACGCCGGATGCGGTACGCGCGCTTCCTGTACCAGTTCATCTGCACGGGTGGCATCCTGGTATAATCGGTTTGCCAGCGTCAGCGCCGGAAGCGGCTGAGCGGTAGTAACCTGCAGAAGCTCGCTCAGACCAGAAGCACGCTCACTCATCGTAGAAAGGAATGCCGATCTGACGGCGAGAAGCGCGTTATACATATCATCGTCCGCGCGGTCTCCAGCCAGAACCAGCGCCGTATCAAGTCGCACAGAAACTCGTTGAGTTAACTCTTCTGCCTCGTCTGTACTGGCTGGTCTGGAGTCCGCAGCGGCACTGGTCATGGCACCAGTACATAGCACAACAATCAGCGTGTTCATGGTCGCCGAAATCGCTTTGCTGCTGTCGGACTGCTGGTACTCCGTGCTGATTGAATTAGCCAGTTTTTCCAGCGCTGTGATTCGGTCATTAACGCTGCCGGCGCTGTTAAGAATTGCGTTTACCACGTCGGCGACGCCCTGGACAAACTCATCAGGTGTGTTGGAGCTGCTAAGCTGGCTCGACCTGTCGGTAACATTTTTCCGGTCCATTACCGACTGGGCTGTTACCTTGTCAGCCAGTGCTCTCTCATCATCCACATCAGCAACTGACGATTTGCCAGCAACAGCAGAGGAACTACCGCCCACAGAGCCTTTACTGTAACGTCCGTACCGGGTATTCCCGAACGTGGAGTTCAGGACATTGCTGAGATTCGTGACCTGACTGATGGTGCTGTCAACCATGTTAGTCCAGAACGTGACCGTGCCTCTGATGGTGTTTATAGCCTGTGTGACACCGCGGATTTCACTCTTAACTCTGGCAATCGTGCTCAGCACAGCAGTGCTGACCAGTTTCAGATAGTTGGTTTTCACCGTGGCGCCTGCAACGGTACTGCCCGTGACAGCAAACACTTTAAGCCCTGATTCAATTGCCATCAGGGTAAATTCAAATACTCGCCCGTTCTCCATCGAACCGGAAATACGCAAACCATTCTCAGGGATGGAAACCGTTAATTCGCCCAGTGTCGGATGGACAAGCGTACCGCTACCTTTTTGTTCACAGGCTTCAATCAGTGACTGGCGCTGCGTGATAGCATCGCCGCCGCCGTAAACCTGGCTGTTCTGGATCAAGAAACCGCGAATAACAAATCGCCGTGTTGCCCGCCCGATATCCTCTATCCAGGCTGTATCACGGTAGGGATATTCATGTACCGCCTGGCGTCGGCCGTGGCTCCCTTCCTCAGCAACAATTGCAAATGGCACACCTCTGAATGAGCTGGGCCGTAACTGCCCCTGCCAGTCATCGCTGGTATCTCCCCCCAAAAGAGAAGTTATTGCGTCCTGGATAATTGACGGCATCACGCCTCCGGAAATAAAAAAACCGCCATGTCGGCGGTTTACATATGCACTGAAATGACTTATCTATTTATCGCTGGATCCATTACGGTCAAGAGATTCGGCGATCCTGTAAAGATGCTCAGTCGCCTTGAATGAGTTCATTAGGAACTCATAAAGCACACGTAAAAGCAATGCACTTACCACCGATATCGTAATCGCCGTGAAATTCATTGAGACAACAGAAAAAACGAGGAAAATGCCAATTACCAGGTAAACAAGCGCAAAAACCTTTGGAGTCTAAATGGCTTTTGCTCCAAAAACTTTTTCATTCATAACTTCTTCCTTAACGAAATGACGACAGTGATCAGTAATTCATGGCCGTTGTTATTCTGCCATTATTTTCCGCATTATAGGTTTTTCGCTCACCCTTATCATTAACCATTGTGATTTCGAGCTTAAGTGGTTGTTCTGACATTGCCTCTTTAAGAGACTTAGCCAGATTGTCGCCGAGTACACTTTCATCACTTTTCTTACCCGTATCACTCAGAATGATGGATTCCCGATTTCTGTTCTGCGAGCCTGAGAGAATATCAGTTTCATCACTCGGGTTACTAAGAGTGCTGGAGTCACGATTTCCAGTTTGCGAACCTGAGATAATATCATATCGCTGTTGAGCCAGAACTTCCGGGCTACGTAAACCCTTCCACCGCTCGTCAATGATGGCCGTCCGGACAGAATCGCTCAGTTCATTTTCGGTATACGGCTGTGCTCCGCTTTCATGTTTAATCATTGCTGCCATCAGTGTTTTTAACACATCAGGATCGTGGAGATTAATACGCTGCTGCGCTCCAAACCCAGTACTTTTTGATACGGAATCAATATATGCACGAGTATTATTCTCTGATTGCGGAGCATAGGTATGAATAATCCCATCCAGAGTATTATTCCCCCTGTCACCATACAACATCAGCTGTCTCGCCATTGCAGCTCTTCCGTCGGCATCATTCGCAAAGGTAGAAAATCCGCCATTTTTACCCGTTGCGTTTGCTGCAGCCCTCAAATTACCGGGATTATTATTTCTGAAGCCAATTGCGTTATTCCTTGTTTCCCCGTAAGGAACATTGCCGCGTGCAACGTTGGATTGTGGCTGGCTGATAGCGGATAAGTCATTCTGCAATTGAATCGCAGAATCGGTCGCGCGGTAATTCGCATCGTACCGCTTTCTTACAGCATCAGTCATGAAACCCGCGTCAACCTGCCCACGTTCACTGCGGGGTAAGCTGTTATAAAGTTCCTTATCGTTCTGAATGCGCCGTAGTTTCTCAGCATCATTGCTGTTGATAAAACCGAGAGCATGAGACAGCCCAGTAAAATCACCATTAGTGAACAGATCGGTAACACCTTCAAGGCCGTCTTTGACTGAACCATCCGAAAGAATGGTCTTAAGTGCCTTGTTTTTTGAACGTTGCCACAGACCATCCCAGGATGCGCTGAGCTCATTCATAGTGCCGTTCACTTCACTCAATTGCTGATTTAGTGCCGGATCCACAGTCAGACCAAATTCATCCGATTTCGCCAGCAGCTTTTTCATGCGCTCACCGTCACGCATTAGCGCCAGCAATTCGGGCGTCAGCCCAAGTGCATCAGCGGCGGACTTCTGCTGTTCAGGTCGCAAGGTTGGAAAAATTTTTGCGATAGACTCCAGTGTTTTAAGGGTATTTACTGAACCATCGCTGTTTTTTTGGATTTGAGCACCAATTTGCGCCATCGCTGCCATAACCCCCTCGTTTTTACCACTGGCAGCCTCATTGAATGCTTTGAAAATACCTTCTATTGATGCATTAGCGCTCTCGCTGTCTGCCCCAAGAATACGCATTGCCCCGGAAAGTCGGGTAAAATCGTCAACGAGCATTCCCGCATTTTTTGCCGAGACATCAAGATTATAGGCCTGACGGGATGCCTCCCGAAATCCATAAGCGACCTGTTTCAGTCCGTAGCCGGCAGCACCGGCTAACCCCAGCGCCCCCATCTTCCCCGTGAGCTCCCCCACCATTTTCAGTGGGGGAACCATGTCGCCAATAAACTGCACGTTATCCCGCGCGCTCTTCGACATATTCTCGAGGCGAGAAATAAAACCGCTCAGTCCGTCGGCTGTTTCCTGACCGCCTAACTTGAGCCCTTCTTTAGTTTTATCTAGCTTCGGCTCCAGGTCACGGACAGCCTCATTAATGCGGTCTATAGCCTCGCTAACCTGGTCGCTGGCCACCAGCTCAAAATCAAAAGAATTACTCATCGTCTTCAGGTTTCCTAAGCTTGTTTATCCGGGATGCCTGCGCCACCCACCATTTCAGCCGGGCGCGGGTCATTCCCCACGCCCTGTCCTCAGACCAGCGGAAATAGAAGGTGACGTCAGCGGCCATTTCCTGCCAGGTTGTCAGGGCTTCCAGGTCAAAAAACTGAGCAGATACTCCTCACACTTACGGAAGTCGAGAAAATCCATCGGCTGCAGTACGCTTTCACGCGTACCGGAAACCAGCGCAATAAGCAGGCGCATCGCCGCGAGCGACGTTGACGCAGCCTGTTTCTCGTAAAACTGCTCAGCCTGGCTTAGCGTGGGTGCTTTCAGCTCCAGCTGCGTATAAGTGGTCTTCTCCGCAGCATCATCCAGCGCTACGGTTAATGGAATGGTTTTAACGCGTTCAATCTCAGCCATCTTAGTTCTCCGTTACGTCGCGGCCTTCCCAGCGAACATCAAATACTGCATCTTCGCTTTCCACTTCCTGGACGTTGACCGTCCAGAGTGAACGGCCAATGATAGTTTTCCCGTTAGCCAGCTCGGCGATCACGTTGACGTTCGTCTGCTGGTTAAAGCCCTGCACATTCGTTCCGCCACTGTCACGCAGTCGGGCAGAAATGTATGGCGCCACAGGTTTTTCCTTATATCCGTGCACACCATCCATCCCTGTCAGGGTGGTACGGTTTACGGTGGCAGCCTGGTATTTAAACGAGCCCTCCACCATTACCGTCACACCGTTAACAGTGACATAGGCGGTTCCCGCCAGGCGGTTAGTAGTATCACCTGCCATCGTTTAAGCTCCTGTTGATTCAGCCCGAGTGCGGAACTGATTGAGCAGCGCGAAAATGCGCAACTGGTTCATGAGGGTTCCCGGCCACAGCACATCGACGCGGTTCGGATTTTTGGCGTTCTGCTCGACGATGATATTTTTTGCGAATGCCTCCGCATCCTGCGCATAACCGTTCCATACCAGAGTCTGGTACTCGGCAATCTGATCGGCCTTGATAATGTTTGGCGTGACGATCGCCGCGCCAGGTGCAAATCGGGTTCCATCCGCAGCAAGCTTCATACGGCCAAACTTGCTGGTCACCGCTGTGCGCAGGTAGCGGGTCACAAACATCAGGCTGAACAGCGTCTCCACTTCCAGATAACTGTCATCTGCATCGCCATAGCTGTTTTTCTGGTAGGTGGTGATCAGGTTTTCAATGCGCACCGTGCCATCGTCATCGACCGTAAATGTCGAAATGCCGCTGTACAGCAGATTGTTACGCTCGGTCAGCTCAAAGCGATCCTGCAGTTCTGGCGCAAGCACCCCCTGAACAGCGAGCGACTGTAGCGGGCGGCCGGGGTCATTACGCAGACTCACCGCAGCTGCGCCGGTGTAAGCTGCAGACCATGCCCAGGAAGGGGACGGCGATTTATTTACGCCCAGCAGGGTCTCATGCTGGTTATTGCGCAGCTCACCTTTGGTACCGAGCTGGGCGTAAGTCCCGGTGGTGGTACCAAAGGAATGGCCATAAAGCTGCTTGTCCCATGCCCAGCGACCGCCAGTGTCTGACAGGAACTCCTTCATCACATTCAACGAGGTTGTATCGTCGTAAGGGTTGATGATGAAATCGAATGTCCGATCCTGCAGGTTTGCCAGCTCGCCGGTAATATCCGGAGCCCCGACTCCGTTAGACATAGCAGTAATCGTCAGTTCCAGGCCTGCAGGTGTGGACTCGCCTCCAGGTAAGCCGAGGAAGTTCAGGCGAATGTCGATCCCATTACCCGTAGCACCAAGATTCTTCGCGGTCAGGGTTACGGTATCCGTAGTCGCACTGGCGGTTACAGGTAGCGTGGTTTTTGCGTTAATCGCCGCGGCCAGAGAGGTGGCGATCGCTGCCACCGTATCTGTTGCTACAACGGTCAACTGAATGCGCTCACCAGCAATATAAAGGGAGATCACTCCGGTTGCCGTCGGTGCGCTGCTCACTCTAATGGTGCCGGTTGCAGCCACCATGGAATCGGAGTCTTCCTCCAGCGGCAGGATCCAGACTTCGGCTGCGGTATCATTTTTCTGATACGCCGCCATCATGGCCTGCAGAATTCCCCCTTTTCCTGTCAGCTCACCGACGGTATCCGAAGAGGAAACTCGCTGCGGAATACCAGGGAGGGTTGAGCCGGTACTGAGCATCCCACCGATAAGCAGGGTGCGCTGCGTGGCAGTGGCGTTATTCGCCATTGAGTTATCAAACTCAACGAAGAAAAGCCCTACCCGCAGGTTATCGGGAACACGAGCGAAAGGTACGGTCATTCATTTTCTCCCGCTTTTTTAGGTAATGATTGTTTCTCTGGCGCGCCCTCATCCTTTTTAGAGAGGATCACGTCCCCATCGCTCAGACGGCGACGCCAGAAAATATTGTCAGGTACTTCAGCACCCTCTTTAGGCAATGGGATGCCCTTGACGGGGCAGCGAACGCTGAGCCCGTTGTTCGGCTTAACAAACATGGATTACTCCTGAAGATTGAGGCTGATACCCGGTTTAACTGTGCCGTCTGGCATGTCGACCGCAATATCCATGCCCTCAAGGGGAACCGACTGGACAGGATAAAAATCTTCCGGCCCCTGGTAATGCTCTATGTCGATCTCGAAAAGAAGCTGCCCCATATGGGCCTCTCCTTCTGAATCAACATTGATGGTTGAACGAACTTCCGCGTATTTCTGAATATTCCGCGTCAGTTCGTAGCTGTTGATCACCGCGCGCTCCACCTGCTCGCGAAGGCTTTCAAGCGCCAGCTCTGCCCGCATGGCTCCATCATCCACTGTATCGCCGTCATACTCCTGAACGCGCCCAGTGATCCTGACAGTGGTGAGGGTGGTAAAAGCAGGGGTATTACGCCCCTGTGATTTTTTCTGTTCAAAAGGCGTCTGAACCAACAACACAGGATACATATCTGGTGAAGTTGACCAGTCGCGTGGAGAGAATACGCGGTCGCCCGCGCTGGTTATCCCGGTTAGTGCAGTGACAACCATTTGCCGTATCGCTGCTGAATTCATCGCGGTTTTACCACATTGAGGACAAGACGAGATCCGCCATGACTGTCGGGTTCGACGTTTGACACAACAAATAACTGATTGATGATGTGACCACCGACCGTCTTTATAAATACCCGGTCAGATACAGCAGGTTGCGATTTACCCAGCTTGCGAAATTCAGCATCGCGCACACCCAACATCGGGCTGGAGGTGTTAATTTCTGAATCGCCATCAAGGTTTTCAGCAACCTGCGCATAACCACGGTCAAAAATCCCGTTAATTGTAAAAGGAGTACCGTTACGTGGACGGTACTCGTGCTCATCGCCAAAGACATCATGCAGCGGACTCAGAAGATGAGAATCCCAGTCCACGCCCATGTCATTACCCTGTCGTAACTGAAACTGATGGCTGAGAAGCAAGAACTCGCTTACGAAGCACATCAACATCAGCAATAACGCCGGACTGCAGAAGACGCTCAGCATCTTTGCCGGTTACAGGGATGCGCATATTTTCGCGGTACATCTCCCCGTCATGACGAATGCAATTCCCTTTCAACACCACATACTCCTGCGATTCAGTGTCTCCGGATTTTTCGTCACCACCATCGTCATCAACAGACAATTCGGCATCATCTGTTTTGCTCAAAGGCTGTTTTTCCTGGGTGTTATCGCCAGCATTCAGGTCGTCAACGCTCAGGCCGTCTTTGGCAGATCCTTCTGCATTCAGATCATCAGCCAGCCCGGTATTAGGTTGTTTTGCCATATCAGACCACCGTTGCGCAGAGGGATGCATTTACCCGGCTCGGAATAACCAGCGGGGAGGATTGCATCAGGATAAGACGCTGGGCTGGATCTTCTTTCACCCAGGATTTTGGCGCATAAGCCAGCGGGCCGTAGTTGAAAGCCGGGTCCAGGATAACGCCAAAGGCGCGGGTACCCATCAGATCGGCACCACTCATAATGACAGCGCCATCGGGGATCATAGGCTTCTCGACGTTGTCCAGCGGGTCAATAAACCAGTCGTTATATAACCAGAGGTCAAAGTTACCCCAGCGCCCTTTATAAATTGCGCCCTTCATTACCTGTGGGCCGGCGTTAATCTGGTTACCAAACGGGCTCAGCGCCGGGAATGTAATGGCGTTATCCTTGATGGTGGTATCCAGTCGGAATGCACGCCATGACTTATTCGTAAAGACCAGATCCGTGGCGACAGAGCCGGACTCTTTCAGGAAAGTAGTCTGCCAGATTTCAATGTCATCTGATGGCTGGGTATTGGTAGCGCCAGCTGCAACGGTCAGTGGCCATTTATCCGAGCCGCTAAGAGTGATGGTCAGATCCGAAGCACGCCCGAAATCCACCACCTGAGTTTCATAGCCCTCCCCGGCGACGGTTACGGTCCCAGACACCAGCGCACTCGCCGCCATCCATTCCAGACGACGGTTGATCATGTCAATCTGGTCAGTCATTTCAAACTGAAGGTTCAGCATTTCGCGCTCGGCAGCGGTATATTCCCCGCCAATACGCTCACCAATCTGGCGGCGGATAGGTTTGCGCAGGTCCGGCGCGCGCTTATCTTTGATGTATGCCGGTTTGAAGGTATTGGTCTGGTATTTACGGGATTCGACCAGCTTACCTTCCACCAGCGGGGAGACGAACGGCGCCATACGACGCAGGCCGACATCAACATCAATCGCCACTTCTTCAGTCTCGTAAGTCACGACATTCGGGAAGAAGCGATCGAGCAGCCAGTTCTGACTGGTTTTCAGGTTAGGAACAACCTGCACCAGCACGCTGGTATCAAAAATATTTTCCATATTCAGTCTCTTGATAGTGCCAGCCGCAGCTGGCAAAAAATTTAAACGAGCCAGCCCCTGCCGGTTAAAGCATTCGTCAGGAGAGCCGTGGGGGAAATCAGGAGGTGGTTACAGGTGCCTGGTCACTGTCTTTCAGGAAGATAGCCAGCGGTCGGAGCGCTTTTTTCAGGTCAGCGGTCGTCCAGGAGTTATCAAAAATAATTCGGTGCTGGTTGAATTCCCCCATCAGATACAGGCCGCCGTTCTGATCGGAAGACGATGCATCAACATCATCAACCAGAATAGCAACGGGTAACTGACTGCCATCTTCAGCCGTTTTCACACATTGCGTGTATTTCCCGCTGGCAGCCACCAGGCCCAGGACAGTACCACGCTTAAAGGCACCGCCCGTAATGATCCCGGTGTCAGTCACCAGCTGGAGCGTGCCAGCGACAAGCTGATCCGGAACAAACAGCGCGCTCTTCATGCCAGGCGCAAACGCATTCTGACCAAACTGATCCATTATTTCTCTCCTCTTGTGGAGTTGTAGAGGCCGGTCATTTTACTTACCAGCGCAGACTTTCCGGTCTCTTTCTGTCCGCTATCCGGATTAAGCCGGACCTGGTGGCTTTCCTGCATACGCTGATCGAGAGAGCGTTTACGGGATGGCTGAGATGCGGCTGCGGCCGGAGCCGAAGAGGCTAGGACATTAATTGCTGCCGCAGAACTCATCCCGGTATTGAAAGCCAGTGACGCGGCCAGTGAAGGATTCGCAGCTGCATGCTTACTGCCGAAAATACGGGCGCAGCGTTTACGCTCAGCAGCGCGTGCATTTTTTACCGCCTTACTCTCTTTGCGATCGTCGTCGCCGTCGTCTTCAGAATCATCATCTTCTGACGCATCCGGATCATCGCCGTCATCTTCAGCATCATCGTCGCGTTCGTCTTCTTCCGCGTCGTCGTCGCGCTCATCATCATCGGCATCATCTTCGCGCTCGTCCTCTTCCGCGCGACGGGCTTTCGCTTTTTTGGCTTTTTTATCCTCTTCTTCCTCAGAAGCGGAAGGGCCAAGACCAATGAGGTGAGCAAAACTAAACGTCTTTTTCTTTGCCATTTCAGGCTCCTGTTTTTTCAAGTAAGTTTTTGAACGCAGCGTCAGGAGGACACACCTCATCAGCCAGTCCAATTTCAACGCCATCAGCAGCCATAAAACAGGCGGCCTGGGTACTTTTTATAACCTTTGCGCTAATCCCCCGGTTTCTGGCAACAGTGTTCACAAACAATTCGCCCATGGTGTTAATGTCCTGCTGGATGGCGGCCAGCGCTTCATCTGACAACTCTCTCAGCGGCGAACCTTCAGCCTTGCGGGATCCATAGGTGATGATCGTAACTTTAAGACCGTCATCTTTAATCCGCTGCGTCCAGTCAAGGTGCATGGTGATCACACCCACAGAACCCACTCCGCCGGTGCGCGGAACAGAAATCCGGTCCGCTGCACTGGCAATGGCATACGCAGCGGAATAAGCGCTTTCCGTCAGAATGGCATGGATAGGCTTTTTCCCCCGGGAGCCGTAAATGACATCAACCAGATCGAAGCATCCAGCGACCTCGCCGCCGGGTGAGTCGATATCCAGGCAAATGCCCGAAATGTCGGGATCTTCCATCGCAGTAAGAAACGCCTGACGAATGCCGTCATACCCTGTCATTCCACTGTACGGACGCAGACTGCCCAGTTTTTGCACCAGCGTTCCGCATATCGGGATGACGGCGACACCCAGCACATTGTCATAACCCGGATCACTACGGGATTCACGTCCCCGGTTATCGTCATATCCGTACCAGTCATCCTCCATGGCAAGAGAAGATTCGATTTTACTGATACCAAATCGGTCCATTACGGATGCCATGATGACTTCGGCTTTACTCGGGTGCAGCGCCAGCGGGGTGTTAAATAATCGCTGGGCCAGATGGGGTAGATTCACTTTTCCTCCGGATCGGTAATGGTCTGGCTCGCAAACTGGTCAGCCTGTGCCCAGCTCGGAAGCGGTAATCCGCGTTTAAGACATGACTCAATTTCTCTCTGGCGCTGATCAAGCACTTCTTCCCAGTCTTCACCGACGTTTTCACCCACCTCAATCTCGAGGGTGGAAAGTCCGGCATCCAGACCAAGAATGGCGCCTTTTTTCTCTGCAACCGGATCCACCCAGCCGCGCCCTGGCCCCATCCAGCGCGCGCGAGAATACGCGGCTCTGGCGTCAACAAAATCAGGTGCGCCTGCGGGCAGGGGTAAATCCTCATTGTCGTGAACTTCTTCAACAAAGGCGGTGAGAATGGGCTGAGCGAAGCCGGTAGAAAAATCGTCCCGGCGGCGAGTCAGTGTTTTCCATGCCTCCAGCAACGAGGAGCGTGCAGAACTGTAGTTAACGTCAGACCAGTCCTGGGTGACCTGCTGTGGGGACAACCCTGTTCCTGAAGAAAAATTACGGAGAACAGCAGATTCGAAGACTTCAAAATTGCTGTAGGGCCGCGCCGCGTTAACCGTCGTGATTTTCTCACCAGGATAAAGAATGGGCATTCGGGCACCATTCTGAAGTGTCAGACGCCGATCGTTATGGAACTCAACACGCCCGTCCTGATAAGTGCCTAACTCCGACTCGTCATAGGTCTCGCCCAGGGCAGACTGAACCATCGCAGGGTCATAGGGTGACTCAATGTAAGCGGCAAATATGGCATTAAGAATTGCTGCCTCAAGCTCACTCTGGTCATACTTCACCAGCATTTTCAGACGCTGAATAACCGGAGTCAGGATGCCGTTACCGCGGTGCTGCGCGCCACGCTCATGATCAAAATCGTGAACCACATGCGGGCGGCCCCAGTCAGTTTCACGCGGGATACGCTGCCACGTCATGGTTTTAGCCCCGCTCCACCAGTCACCGATATGGGCCTCCCTGATGTGGTAAGCAACCGGCGCACCGTCCGCATCAATTTCAACGCCACCACGGACATTTGGCATATCGAAATTCTGCTGAGGATTACTGAGGCGGTCAGGATCGACAATCTGTACCGTGGTGGCGTAACGCCCTCTTCCGGGACCAAGCCTGTCAGTTCTGTACTGGAGAATGGCCAGAGCATCCCCGTCAATAAGCTTATGACGAAGTCCCAGGCGTAACATCTGCGACACGGTGAGTTTTCGTTCAACATCACAATACCGGCCAGGATCGTTACTCCAGGTCCGCCAGTGCCCGTCCAGTGCTTTTCCGTACTCTTCCGCCCAAGACGCATCAAACGCCTTGTTTCCGGTGATCATTCTGAGAACACGGTAATCGGGTTTCATGATGGGGCGGAAGTTGGCACCAACCGCATTATCCAGCAGACGTGTGACCGCACCGTTTGCCCAGCCGTCATTACGGACCAGATCGCGTGCGCGGGACACGATGCGATCCCGGTAAATGTTAATTTCATTGTCCGGGGACCACAGCGCGGGTTGCCAGTTCGCCAGTTGATCGCTGAAAGAGTCAGCTGCGTCATAAGGTACGCGGCTCCCCCCCACCAGCATAGAGGGACGCTGCTGTCGCAACGGCTGCCCATCAGAGCCCAGTATCTGTACTTTATTCATCAGAATCTAAACCTCGCTGGTTTCCGGGGACGAGAGATAATCCCCAGTTGCGCCTGCAGAAGTTGAATCAGGGCCAGCAGATCAGCCAGGGTGCTTTGCTGATAGGACACTGATCGCGTCCCGTCTCCCTGCGTATAGGAAAACGAAACACCGTGGCTCCCGGTTGCTAAATCAATGTACGCCTGCTGAGCTTTCGCAAGCGCATCCCTGAGCTGATCGTCAGTCATTGCGCCGGCAAGCAGGCTGGTGTTCCGGTTGAACATGATTTTCCTTATTTCGGCAGGAGTTGCGATATTCGCTTACGTTTGACCGGCGCTGGTTCTTCAATAACCGCACCCGGCAGCTCGTAATTGATTTTTTCTTCCTGTCCAACTGGCGCTGGCAGGAACTTATCCGGATCGGCTTCGAGGTTGGCGGCCCGGACGTTGAGTTTTAACCCCATATGTTTGAGACCGCACAGCGCGGCATAGCTGTAAACGAGGCAGTCAAGCGCTTCGTTAGCTCGTCCTGGTATTGCTTCCCAGATACTGTACCGCTGCCCGGAAATGACTTTGTAAACCAGTCGCTCCGCCAGCAGCTGATTGAAGTACCCGAGATCGCGATCGTCAGAAAAATGCATATAACCCGCAGCGGCGGCGCCAGGTTTGGGTGGCTCAAGATGCAGGCGACCGCGTATCACGTCTTTCGCTGAGTTAACCCCCAGAATGACAGGGCGGAAACTGGCTTTGCTTTTCGATGATGGTCGTTTGGTCGGCCAGACAGGATTGCGTTTACCTCCCTGTGCAGACTCCCCCTTAATTGCCCAGACACGACGGCCAAGACGCTCTTTGGCGAATTCGTATACCTTCTGCGTATGGTGGCCACCGGAGTCCATGCACGTTGCCATGATATTCAGGCCGCGCCCGTCACCACGTCGCCAGATCTGTTTCAGGTATGCATCCAGTCGCTTCCAGGGTTCTTCCGTCTCAAGGTCACCATAAATAACGTCATGCGCGACCGACCACGATTCTTCATCTCTCCCCCAGCCGGTGATCGTAATTTCGAAGCGATCGTCCTGGGTATCAACTCCAGCTGTTAACAATGCCACCCCGTCCGGAACGACGGCCGGAAATATTTCCCGGCGCGCCAGCAGAACATCAACAGGGAGCTGTTTCCCATGATTAGGTCGGTGCGGAAGCCCCATCTGGGTATTCCACCACGCCTGTTCCTTATCCGGATCGCCCTTCGCATCGATATATTTTTTCGCAATATCCGACGGCTTATCTTTTTGCCAGGGGCTGAAAAGCTTGGATGCCTGGTACCCCGCGTGGTGGTTATCGACTGCCTCCTTTCCACAGGAGGGGCAGATTGCGCGATAGACCGCATGCCGTTCCGACTCTGACCATTGCCAGACCTTTTCAATGCTGCCCTCGTCTGCCGCCCGCCAGGCAAGGTCATAATCCATCAGCGGTGAGTGCCGCTCCCCGCAGCACTCAAATGGGCGCGTCTGATGCCATCGAATAGTGTGCAGAGCTCTGAGGCGCTGTCCTTCGGACCAGCCACTACCACAGCATTCGCAATAGAGCATCGCCGATTTAGTCAGGTGTTTATCTCCCTCTTTCGGCCACTGAACGTGTTTGAAAAAGTCGGGGAACTGGCGGTGGCCACAGTGCGGGCAAACCACAGATGCCCGGCGCTGATCGGAGTCGGCGTAGCTGTCAGCAATGCGGCTCTCATCCTCCACCGTCGGCGAACAGGCGCGTACAGACAGCCAGGTCAGGCCAAATGTCGCTGTACGCTCTTCGGCCAGCGCAATTGGATCGCCTTCGCGGGTTATCGGGTACTTGTCCACTTCATCCGCCAGCAGGACACGAATCGGACGACGCGCAAGGTTATCAGGGCTACCAGCACCCGCCAGCGCCAGAAATCCGCCAGTGAATGCCTTGTAAAGAATGGTTTCTTTCGAGCTTTTCTGTTTCGAATCACCGATGATTTTACGCAGTACCGGCGTCACCCTTACCAGCGGGCTAATACGCTCTTTCGAAAACTGTTCAGCGGCTTCTTCTTTCGGCTGCAGCAGCAGTATCGGACAAGGATCGAGGTGGGCAAAATAGCCAAAAAGGTTTTCCAGCAGTGCTGTCTTCATCAACTGGGTACAGCACATTACAGTGATGATATGAACCCCGGACTCCGTCGCGGCAAGCATCGGTCCGCGGGCAATTTCTACCGTCGATGTTTCCCAGTTTCCCGAAGTGCTCCCAGCCTCTTTTGCCAGCTTACGATAGTCATCTGCCCACTGCGGCACACTGATACGCGGCGGGGGTGTCCAGCCTTTGCGGACGCTTAATTCAAGACGCTCAATCTTCTGCCGGGTTAAACTCTGGCTCTCCGAGGACTGAGATGTGTTTGTGGACATGTTCAATCAGCACCTCTGTCATCCTGTCCGCCGGTACATCCAGATCAGCAGCCATTAGCGGCGCCACCCTGGACGGCCAGTTAAGCCAGGCATCACGCTGTTGGCGAAAGGCGTTGAATAAAACCTCCTCGGCTGCTGTCAGCTCAATAAGCTGGCCGCTGTCTTTTTCATACTGCAGCTTTGCCTGCAGGGCCATGTAATTCTCGCGGATACGTCCCGCTTCCTCTCTCGAAAGATCTGCCCCTTCAGTGAGCATTATCTGGCGGACAGTTTTATTGATTTCATCACCGTCATCATCGTTATCGCTAACGACGGGAGTTTTCTTTTTCTTCGCGTTCGAGGCGCGCGGGTCTTTGCCATCGCGGTTTTTCTTCAATGCCGCATCGCTGGCCTCTACGTCAATCAGGTCTCCGTCCATCACAATGAAGCGCCCGGCTTTAATCCACCGACCAATTGTTTTGCGATCCACACCTGAATGTTGTGCGTACTGACTCTGGTTCATCGTGGTCATGGGACATCACCTGGGACATTTTCTGGGGTGGGACATTCGCCTGGGACATTTTTGCCATGTCCCACCAGAATGTCCCACTGGAATAAACTGGAATAGCCAGAGCTGGCGAGGTGTCCGTAATGATCGCCAGAGGTGGGACATGGGACACAAATCTGAAAGTTGTAGCTAGGAAAACACCGCGGCGCGCAATGCCCGTACCTTACAAAAGTCTCAGGAAGGACCCATTTTTTTAATGGCTTCGACCATTCGCTCCGACTATGATTATTCCTATTCAATACAAGGAGAATGTAATGGGTAACAATATAATCAAAATAACTTTCGTAGCCGCAGTGCTGGCATCACCAATTGCTCATGCCCAGTGGGTAACTAATACTGAAGATGACCTTTTCTCTGGTGGTAAGAAAGCAATGATGCTTGGCGAGGTTTCATCCGACAATGGCGCCATTGTGTTTGACTGCACTAAAGAAAAGCTATCGGCGGCATACGTTGAAATGGATAAAAGCACCGAATCACTATCAGAGGTACCAATGGACCTGATAATGAAGGTCGACGGGAATACCGCAGTGAAGCTCGATGCTACCCTTTCAAGACGTAATGTTCAGAGCCTCCAGATTCAATCGGATGACGCGGACCAACTAAAAACAGTGCTTAAGCAGCTTCAGGGGGCGAAATCCAAAGTGTTAGTTGGTGTGCAAACAAAGGATGGCGGAAACCAGCATTCCATGTCAGCCAATGTTTCTGGATCGACAACTGCAGTAAACAGCTTCATAAAAGCTTGCGAAATTAACTTATAAGTTACTGCTTTTATTTTGCCGTCCTGATGGCTTCTGCTATCGCCTGATTTAAAGCAGACGGTAGCAGTGCGTTCGCCATGGTACGGGCCCTATCCATATACCCCAGCACTGGAGTCACAGGTAGCGCATCACCAAACCGGATCAAAAGCTTTGGAGAACGCTGTTTACGTTTCGGTCTTCGCGTCCCATTAGCGGAGCGCTTGGCCCGTCGCTTCTTAGCTTTCATCGGTTTCTTACGCTGCCAGACAGCGTTAACGCCATCCACCTCACCTACGAATACATTTTCCTTTGCTTTGAGCTGAGAGAGCTTATTACGCGGCAGGTTGCCGTATTTATTAAGCTTTATGTCTTTCGGGTTAAGCAAAGCACTACCATTAAGCTTGTGCTCTCCGCCGAACTCGAAGGGTTCAAGGTAACCAGCAGCAGTATCACGAACAAACACCTTCGCACGAAGGCTGTTTTTCCTGGCACCAACTGACCCAACCGATTTAACTGTAAAAGGTGTTGGATTATCCAGATTCCGCTCAAATGCTGTTTTTTGGGCCGCTTCTATCTGGCGAACCACTTTAGTCATAGCCTGGGCAGTCGCAAACGGTATTTGCTTCTGCAGCTGTCTTAACTGACTGGAAAGGTCCTTAAGCGTTGCCATATCATTGACCACCTAGTTACAGTAATTAAGATCAGTTTGCTCATAAAGTTGACAATAAAAAACCGCCCGTAGGCGGTTAGTCGAACATTTTATCAAGTTGCTTAGCTAGAGCTCGGTTAAACAGCTCCTTCGAAACTGTCATCAGCGTGCCCATACTGGCATCTTTGAATCCGGTTTTTAATGTTGCCCAAACCTCTTTGTTACGGAGAGCATCCAAGAAGTCATGCCCCATCGCGGTCAATCGCAAGGGCATTACAGCCCAGTGAGTCATTCCGTCTAAAGACTGAATAGCACCAAAGCCGGGCTCTCCATCACTCCTGATAATCAGCCCTCTATCCTCAAGCAAACGCATATGAAACACAAATGTGTCAGTTTCACAATTGAACCCTAAATCCTTTAATCGAATAATATCGGTATCAGGTGAATCCGATGCCTCGAAAGCCTCGAGCAAACCTTTAAGGTATTCTTGATCTATTTGCATAACCCCTCCGTATGTAAAAGGTTAATTTAACATCAATTTAAGCACTGCTCTTTGATGTATTCCTGCAAATATCCAACCTGTTTCGTCACTGTGACGATTCGCTCTCTGAGGGTGAAATAATCCCGTTCAGCGGAGTCAGTAAGTCGGGGGCCGGTAACATCGCCCAGGCCGCCGGTGCTGGTCGTTCCGTTCGCGGGACAGTTTGCGTTGAGCTGCAGCCGCTTACGGCCAGCAATGACATCGCTATGCAGACGCTCAATGGTTTCTTTCGCATCAGCCAGTTCTCCGGTGTATTTGGCATCCAGTGCAGCGACATCACGCTGGCGGGTCTGCATGTCTTTAATGGTGGCGGTCGCCAGGAGGAGTTTCTCAGTGGCCTTATCGCGCTGGTCTCTGTAAGTGATGGCGTTGTCGCGGTAGTGGTTCACGAAGAAAGCCAGTGCGCCGATTAACGCCAGCACCAGCAACTGCAGCCAGTAACGCTTAACCAGTGCGCTAATCATGACAGGAACAGAGCTCGCTCTGCCTCCCGCCGACGTGTCAGCCCATTCAGCACCTTCCCACCAGCTTTATTCCAGCGCAGGAACTCATCGGCTGCACCAGCGTAATCTCCGGCGTTGAGTTTTCGCAGGAGAGTCGATGTCGACAATGACCGCGCACCGAGGTTATACGTGAACGACACCAGGGCATCGAATTGCCCCTGAGTCAGGCCAACTTTAACCAGTCGTGACACGTCACTTTCGTAACTGACCATTCCTGTCTTCAGCAGGCGTTCTGCCGTTTCCTGCTTAATTGTCATCCCGGCACGGATTGGTTTCCCGTCGACGGGCTGAGTCCAGCCATAACCGATCGTCCAAACGCCGACGCTGTCCTGATAGGCAGTGAGCTTGCAACCTTCGAACTCTTTGATCAGGGCAATGCCTTTATCACTGGTTTGCATTCTTCATCCCCGTCAAGCGTTCCCAGAAATAGGTCAGAGCCACTGAACCCATCGCCCCGCTAATGCCGGACGTGACAAGGATCATGTGAAAACTCAACCCACTCTCCACGCTTATCAACCCGCCAATCAAACCGGTAAAGCCGGAGACAGCGATCTGTGCCAGCGCGTTTATCCAGCTCCATGTCGCTTTATTCTGCTTTACGTCGATCAGGTAGCGAACTAAACCGCCCCAGCATGCAATGCCGAGCAGGACTAACCAGGACAGGCCTACAATTTTGTGGTCGTCATTCATACGCTTTGCCATATCACCTCCGAAGGAACGGGGTGCTGTTTGTGTAGAGTGGAAGGATGCCAGGAAACAACGACCGGACATCGCAAATAAAAAAGCCAGCGACAGGCTGGCAATGTGAGGGTAAGGCAATGTCGGCTCTCTGGCCGAAGGGTCCCAGGTAGTGGGTTCTGTGTGCTGCGTACCGCAAATAAAAAAGCCCCGCACGATGGCGAGGCTCTTAATTCTTTGTCGACCTACGAAGCTATGGCGACGATATCAGATTTACATGAAATATATGCGTTTCAATCCAGTTTTGCAAGACTTGAGTCTAAATTTGTCGCCTTTTGTTGTGAACGTGATCGCGTAACCTGCAATAAAGCCCCGCTATCCAGTCGCAGGAAGATGCTGCGCATCTCAACCCAGCGGTCAGTAAAGGTCTCTGACCAGTTTTTTGGCGTTACGCCAACCAGCGACGCCAGCGCCTGATATTCGTACGTCTCACGCCCTGCCAGCTCTGCTTTCACGTCCTGAGCCGCGAGCCAGACAAGCTTCTTCAGGCGCTCCATCGTTTTGCCGGCCACCTTCTTCGCGCCGAGCTGCTCCCGGAACTCTGCCCACGCCCATTGAGTGATTTCCACCTGATAGCACCAGCGCACGTTCTCGCTATAGTTCCATAGCAGCCACGCTTTCTGGTGTTCTTCGAGTGACATCAGTGCGCGGCGCCACGATGCGCTGGAGTATTCAACCGGCTGCACCAGGGGAATATGCGAACCCTTGGTATGCGACTGCTTGCCCGGTATTGGCGGGTTATCCAGCGTAATCATTTCCCCGGTCACTTCATCCAGCACTCGAGGCTTTTTACGTTTAAACGTTCCCGTATCGAACTGCGCGTTTTCAAGCCACGCCATCAACTGCCCTTTCGTCGCACCACTTAAATCGGCGGTGGCCACCATCAACTGCTGGCGCACGTATTCGAGAAATTGAGTATTCATACTGCACCGCCTATGGTTTTGATGTAGTTCTTCAGTATTCGGTAATCCGTCAGCACAGAGCCCGGAAAGTGGTATAAGCGCAATCGTTGCCAACGAACGCGGAGGTGATCGGCAAAATAGGATTCGAATGTCATGCTGCCTCCTGCTTTTTCAGCGCGCGCAGGTCAGCCAGCGCGGTCAGTCTGATTTCCTTCAGTTCTTCAATAGTCCAACGATGCGGAGCGTTATTGTTCTCGAGCGCTAGTACCAGCTCTTCGCCATAACGTTCCACCAGCGCGGCTCGGTATGCTTCGATATTCCCGGATTTGTAGACGTTGCAGACATCACACTGAAGATGGATGTTGAAGCGAGTGAAGCGCAGATGCCCAGCGGCTGCCGTAGTCCGATAATGGCCAGCATGCCAGGCAAACGCCGTTTTAGTTCCGCAGGAAATACAGCCCCGCCCCTCCGCCAACTCCGTCTCGCGGCAAATGTCATTTACGGCACGCTGCGTCAGGTCAATCCAGTGCTTCAGCGGCTTAACTGCAGCTTTACGCTGGCGCCAGGCTGCACGTTCTTTCTTCTCAGTGGCGCGCTGCTTGGCAGACTCTTTGCGTTGTGCAGCCTCCCGGGCTTTTCTGGTCTGCTCTTTCCCGACGGCGCTGGCGCACTCATAACCGCAGACGGTCTGCGTGTCGCGTACTGGATTGAACCACTGGCGGCATTCCTTGTTGGCGCACTTCCGGCGCGGTAACTTAGCCATAATCACCCCCAGACCTTTTGCCGAAAGGTTCTTGGTGTACGCGCCGGATGCTCGCATTCAGGCAATTTTGCGCTGATAGTCCAGGTGATGTTGTCGCGATTCAGGCTACGTTCTACCGTGGCGCCACGACGACGGTAACTGGCCACCAGCTCGTCGGCCTGATCGGTTGTGCATTCGTGATGGTGGAACCAGGAATATTTCATCGCCATCACCCCGCAAAGCTCATGAGCTGCGATGCGGCGTTTTCCGCTTCACGCTGGTCCTTGAATGCCCGGGACAATACCCAGCGCCACAGAACATCGAGCGCGGCTTTGTACAGCTGCTGGAACTCGGTTTCGTCCATGTTGGCAAAGGCAATGCTGCGGGGGTGTTTGCGAAGGGTGCCGTCGGGAAGCTGTATGGCGTCGTAGTGGCCAGACTCGATGATCACCCATGCACGATATGCGTCATAGGATTTGCAGATGCTGATACTACCGGCGCGCTTATCGGCGATGCGGTCCAGATATTGCTCAGCAGCATCCAGGAGTGCTGCTTCACTTCCCGCGAATGAGGCAAGGAACTTGGCATAGCCGGTTACCAGCTTGCGTTCGTTGGAGGAGATTGCCCCGCCGGTGGGTTCCCAGTATTCGAAACCGAGATTGAGTAACGCGAAGAAACGACGGTGAAAGGCCGGGTTGCGTACCTGCCGGAACTCAGCCACCAGTACGGAGCCGAGTTTGATTTTTGATTGCAGTAAATCACTGGTCTCCGGCGTAGCGGGGATCAGGATTCCTGAGGAATGCTTGATGAGTTGTAGTTCGTGCGCCATGGTTTCTCTCCGTGGCGCAGTAGGTTACGGTTGTTCAGACCGTTGATTTCATATTATCAGAAGGTGGGGTTACCCGGTAGCCGAGACGGTGAATAAACTGCATAAAACCATTAGGAGTAAAGACCTCTTCATCATCCAGCAAAGGCCGCATAGAAACCATGCCATTGACGCGATAAATTAGATGCCTGCCCGATGAAGGAAAGCTAAACACCACGCAGCCGTCAGACCTTCTTACAATGTCATACCAGTTGTCTTCTGACGTTTGCAAAGCTGAATCACTCACATTTATGTTCTCCCTTCGAGCGACTAACAGACGCGATTAAAGATTGTCGGCAGCAGCATCAGAGGGTTACGCAAATTGCGGTATTCTGAAAAATGCGCGCCAGCCTTAAGCGCAATTCTAATAAAACCAGTCGTCAGCGCTTTCCCAGGTATCCTGGAGGATTGATTCAATTTTCTTTTTATCGTCCTTGTCACCACCAAAAACACTTAACCCATCGGCCCCGGCACGGCGGATTGTGAGCCTGCAATTGTCATAGTGATCATTCAGGCGCTTAAGCAGTTCTTTCTCCAGTGCTGGTACTGCGCCTTTAGGAAGTTCTTTCATGCGATCAATGGTTAATTCAACTTTCATAATGGCCCCCATTGCATGTACTGTGTTTTTATACAGTATACCTATGCGCGGAAATGATCAACGTTTTAAGAGCACAAATTGTTAATTTTCTGTCAGTAGTAAAAAAAGAAAACCCGCCGTAGCGGGTTGAATTAGCGATGTTTTATTACGCCGCTATTTGTTTCTGCTGACAAAGCTCCTGTAGGTTAGCCCTAACCAGCGCCTCAGCGAGCTGATGATTGGACAGCATTAACGCAATGGGTAATAGAAACCACAGAATGCACGAAATGGCGGTGGTATTCGCCATCTGTGACAGGTTGAATATTGCTCGAATTGTATTGTTTGCACTTTAACGTTTCTGTTGTAGTGCCGGATGCATGCCACCGTATGTTCAGGACGATGGCATGCATATTATGGATTACGATTTATCCATTCCCAGGGGATTAGGGTGAATTCCACTTACATGCCAGAACGCATGCTCTCTATTCAACTGATTTCCCTTTGGTATCAGGAAGCCATACGTCCCAGATTTAAAAGTGGCATGAGCGCAGATTAGACTTTCTCCTTCAAAGCTATACTCAGTCCCTTCAGGGATTAGAGAGTCAGTCTTGATCAGGTGAACAGTTCCGTTGATAGGGATCATGTAATGGTGCATTTTAGGCTCCTCGTGTTGTGAAGAGCCTAATTATATCAGGTTTGAATCTACGTCATTGAAGTAGCAGGATTTGTTACACCATGTTCTGAAACTCGGACATTAAGCTGCGATCTCTTTCTGCTGACAAAGCTCCGGTAAATTAGCCCTCACCAGTGCCTCGGCGAATGGCGGCGGAACTGCGTTGCCACAACGCGCAACCTGCTTGTCCTTCGCGTACTTCTGCCCCCGATAGTCCTGATCGATGATGTACCACTCCGGGAAGCCCTGCGCGCGGTATAGCTCGTGCGGTTGCAGCATCCGCATACCGATATCAACGATGCGAAAAGTGATTCTGTCAATATCTACCAGCCCGTCGCAATCCTCACCGCAGTACTTACGCAGGAACTCCAACGCCAGCTGCGCGCGATGTTCGTCGTATTCATCGACCGCAAGAGTGGTTTTCACCTCCCCTACGTGCAGCCCACCCGCCGTCACTGTTGGCATTGGATCACTGGATGGTTGACCGTCGCGGCATGTTCCACGCAGTTTCACCAGATGAGAGGCAACTACTGCATGGTGATCGACAGTCGTAACCGAGTGCATAGGCTCATCCATACTGACACCCGGCCCCGTATAGTTGCCGCCGTAGTGTTTCGCCAGAAACGCGCTCACCGTCGCGAATTTATTTCCACCTGCAGTAACGGTCCCCAGCGGGTTATCCAGTCGTAGCACACGCGGTTCTTGTCCAGGTCGTTCGCCATAACCCATCTGGATCAGCGTAGGCGTTACAAGTTGAGATTTACCGCCACCGCCAGCGGTGATGGTTGCGCTCGGTTCGTCTGCCCGGTGGCCGACACTCGCACCAAACTGTCGACCAACAAACGGCGCAATGGCTGCCTCAACGATACCCAGAGCATGCCCATTCCCGCCCGGACGTTTTGATGTGCCAGCGGTTACCGTCGGGACGGGTTCGGTAACGGGCTGCCCGGTTGCGCCAGTACGGAACTTTGTCAGGTGTGGAACGGCTAACGCGTAGCCGTGGGTTTTCGTAATGGTCTGCAGAGGCTCTCTCAGCGCCTGCCCACGGAAACAGTCGTATTTCCCTTTGGTCGTCGTGTGGTTGCACTTGACGATGAACGGCGACGCGCTCTCGATCACAAACCGCTGGATGCCACGAGCGATGCGTTTGAGCGTATTTTCAGCCAGTGGCTTTTTGCGGTCGAATATCGACGGTGCCGGAATGGTCCAGTCGATACACTCCGCAGCTGTACGCCATGGCGCCAACTTTCCACTCTGCACAGCTGGAGATTTCGGGTCGCCGTGGGTCGGGTCCGGCCAGGTCACCGGCATACCATCGCAACGCATTACCATGAAGAAACGCTTCCTGATGGTCGGTGCGCCAAAGTCGCAGGCGCGCAGCTCACGATGATCAACAGCGTAACCCAGCCCGGCCACCAGTTGCTGCGCCAGTTCGCCGTCGGCAGTAATACCCAGGAACTCGCAGCACTCCGCCAGCGCCGGATGACCGGCAGGAATACCACCGGATAGCATGCCGCAGAAAGCCTCGAAGGTCTCACCAGTACGCAGGGGATTTGGACGTAACCCACCATCAGCAGATTCGATAAGCGGCCCCCAGGTGCGGAACTCTTCAACGTTCTCCAGCATCATCACACGGGGACGTACCGCCAGCGCCCAGCGAATGACAATCCACGCCAAACCACGAATCTCTTTCTCTACCGGCTTTGAACCTTTAGCCTTTGAGAAGTGACGGCAATCAGGGGAAAACCATGCCAGCCCCACCGGGCGGCCAGCGGTCGCTACGATGGGATCGACATCAAACACCGATTCGCAGTAGTGCAGTATATCCGGGTGGTTCGTAGTGTGCATCGCAACAGCGTTCGGGTCGTGGTTAATCGCAATATCCACACTACGACCGATCGCCAGCTCAATACCCGTGCTCGCCCCGCCGCCGCCGGCAAAGTTATCAACGATGATTTCTCTCACGCGTATTTCTCCATAGCGGTGGCCAGTGACTGGGCGGCGTTTACGATGGCTGGTACCGGCATTTTCTCCAGCCACATACGGTTGATGTGATGCTTCAGGCGGCGCTGGTGATGCGCCGGGAGATCCCCGGCACTTTCAATCTGGCTATATACCATTCCCACCTCAGCAGGCCAGACGGTTTCGGTCACATCCACCAGCAGCAGGTTTTCCAGTTCGACGATGCGTTTCGTGGCGTATTCCAGTTGAGGTTCCATCAGTCCTCCTTAAATCTGACGCCCGCCACTCGCAGGGCATGCTCAACGTCGAAACGCGAAAGCCATTGGCCGTTATCTTTGGGGATCATTACGCCGCGCTCTGATTCGTTAATTGGATGCCCAGGTCGGACGTTGTACCCTGCCGGCAGCTTCACGGTTTCAGCGCGCGCCGCCAGCACTTCATCAATCACCTTCACAGCATCAGCCATTGCGTAGCCGAGATTACCGCCGTCGCTTTGTGCGGATGCTTTGCTGAGTATTTCGCGTATCTGGTGCAGGCGATCGAGTGATACATGACCGTGCGCCGGGTGGTTAGTTGTCATGGGTTAGTCCGTCCAGTAAGTAAGTTCTTCCGCCAGGCGGTCATCTGCTTCGGCTTGGTTAGGGATATCAGCATCGGTTTCTATGCTGGCTCCGGCAAAATCACGAGCACAAGCTTTGCGGTGTTTACGATTGCCCATGCCCCATTCTGGATTTTTAAGCTCTTTGTTCCATGCCCGTAGCATGAGTTTCATTGGTGACTTTGACATCTCATTCCCCCTTCACGCCAATGCCAGCGGCGTCCCATGCTTTTGCTTTGGCGCATACCGGGCAATAAAGCTCACCTTTGTGCAAAACCCAGCCGTTATAGATTGAATCGGATTTAAGGAATGCCAGCGCCACAGAAACGCCCTTAACGCTTTCATGAGCTGACGTCACAGGCCCGGCGTTCTGGTAAGAATGGCAACCATCAACTTCACCACCTTCACAACGTACTTCCATAAAAATAGCCATTACATGTCCTCCACACTGAATCCAGCCAGACGAATCTGCCGCTTAGCTAGTGTGATAGCGTCCTCATAAGCCTTTTCTTGCTCAGTCCAGTAGCCGTTTGTTTTTGGCAGCAAAACGGGATTAGCTAACTTTGCCTCCAGCTCAGCGTTGCGCCTGTCTTTGGATTCCAGCTCATCCAGCAGCGCCAGCACGGTGGCGGGGTTGGCTGCGGCGATAAATGCAGCATCACGCGCTTCGTTTTCACTGAATACCATGGCTATTTGCTCATGGTTCACGCCGTCAGTGGAGTAAATCTCATCGTCGAACTCAACAGCCCACCGGCCTTTCGTCGCCTTCTCCGCTACTTCCCGTAATCCACGTTTGTCGATGTTGCTCATTGGGCGGCCTCCTCCATGGCTGGGTCTGCTGGTAAAGTCATGTGCGGCACTTCAATCAGTTCTGCCCGAGCATCAGCCGTGTTAAGCGCCATTAATGCGACGATCCGCTTCTGCTCAGCATCCATTCGTAACGCTACTGTCTTGCCGTTCATATTGAAGAACACCGCAACGTTTTTGATATCTTCGATTTTCATACCCCTACCCTCCCCCAAACCATCAATACCCTTCTCATCGCCGCGCTGTTGCGGCACTCCTGGCAGATCACGTTTGTGTCCGTCCGCTGAATTAACTTCGACTTACCCTGCTTCATGCCAGGTATCGTGTCAGGGGCGAAGCGCATTCCGTAGCTGGTCAGGCTGTAAAGGCGCTGGCCGTATTTTCCTTCGCAGCGGATCAGGCCGTCTGCCAGCAGCGTGCTCACCGTTCCGGATATCTTTTTGGTGTCCATGCCGATAAGCCCTGCCAGTTTGGCGTTGTTCAACCCTGGGTTGTTGCGCAGGGCTGCCAGCACCTGCTCACGGATTGTTATGTTCATGTCACACCATCCCGTTCGACTTGTTGCGGTTGTACTTGGCCAGCAGCAGCTGGATCGGCGTCGGCCCTTGCTCGGCAGCTGGTGCGGCAATAGCCCGGCGTACCGGCGGCACTGGCTTACCCTCGGTGACGCGCCTTTCCCACATGTCCAGCAGATCGCCTGCCTCGCGTGCCAGTTCACCATGCGTTAACTGGCGCTCGGTGCTGCGGTGGCGCAATTCTACGCAAATGTGGTACATGACCGGCTGCGACCATGGAAATTGCTCGCTGGAGATGAATTCGAACGAGCGGTTACGCCAGTCCCAGTATTCGGCGATCACCTGGTCAACGTTGACGCCCAGCGCGCCGCCGCTCTGCTTGCACCAGGCGACGAACTGGCCCGGCGACGGCAGGAATGGGCGCTCCTGGCGGCGGGCAATGCGCATGCCGGCATCGACCTGAGCCATGGTGTGGATCCCGTTCTCCTGAAACGCCAGCAGCCACTGACGGCGGAATTCGTTCAGGTCTTCCTGGGTGCGGAAGTTCGCCATGCTGGCCGGGAACGCGGCGCGCAGCTCGTTGAACAGCTTGTTGAATACCTGCGCCACCTGCTCGACCGGCGCGCACTCCTGGTACTGCTCTGGCAGGTTATGGGCCATGCGGCTCATCTGCTCGCGGTCGTGGTTACGCATCTGCTCTGCAAGAGATTTCATCGGATCACCCCATAGGCCCAGTCAGTGTTGTTGAAGTCCAGATCTGGCTTGACAGCGCGCTGCTCACCTCCGGCGTTACGCTGCATTGTCAGCTTGTCCCACTGCTTACGCAGGCTTTCGGGACTCAGGATGTTGGTCTGCCAGAAGTGGTGTTTGCTAGCCCAGTCATACAGCGCGCAGATGTCCTGGTGCGACCGGTTGTCTATCTGGCGCATCAGGCGAACAGTGTTAGACCAGGAGGTCATGTCCGGGGCTTTGCAGGTTGGGTTAATCAGCTTCACCCTGGAGGAAATCCACTTAGCTGTCTCGAGGTCTTCAGCAGAGCCCCACTTCGCACCGGATGGTGTGTAGACCGCAGCTTCAGGATGAGTTGATAAAAATTTCTTCAGACGTGCGTCAGAGGATTCGTCAGAATTCTCGGACGAAGATCTTTTAATACTGTTCTTGTTCTTGTATTGGGTGTCTACCGTTTTCGGGAAGGTTATTCCTGATTTCGGGAAGGATTTTCCCGTTTTCGGGAATTTTCTTCCCGTTTCCGGTTTGTCTAAAATCCATGCTGAAAGGTCAGTGTTTACACCGACGATTTTCATCATGCCCTGCTTCTGTGAAAAGATGATTTTGCGTTCTGCGAGAGACTTAAGCGCGTCCGATACATGCGTATCGCTCAGGCCCGTAAGCTCGGCAATAACCGTATTTGTCACGCGGTCCTGTTTCTTGTTCCAGCCGTAGGTAAGCCAGATCACCGCCTCAAAACATTGCCATTCCCGGCCTGACAGTCTCAGGCGAGGCTTAAGCTGTTGGATCTCGTTAGCGACCTTGGTATACCCGTTCGACAGGTCGGCCATACGACCTCCCGGTTGTTCGGTTTTATTTGGGAAATTGATTATTTCAGCGGTGTTTGACATACTGTTCTCCGCAATTACGCACTGTTTTTGCACCTGAAAGCCGTTGGTGTTCGAGCACCGCGGCTTTCGCCATTTTTGAACCGGTCATATAGCCCCCAGCATAATCTGCACCATTTCCATCAACGGACCGGTTAACCCAGGGTCAACGCGATACATCTCCACGATCCCCTCGCTCAACTCTTTCAGCTTCTGATGACGTGGCGCATCCATTGCGACAGCAATCTTCGCTTCGCTGGTTTCCTTCTCCAGCCTTGCCAGACGAGCCATTACGTTGTCTTCTGGTAGCAGACGATTGCGGTATTCAATCGGCAGGACAGCGAGGATTGCCGGCGTCAGCTGGCGGACGTTCTCGCGGTACCGTTCGCTGTTGAAATGGTTATCCAGGAAGCGGAACAGCTTCTGCCGGGCACGGCTGTGATCTGCCGGAAAGTCGATACCTTCGCCACCTATCCGGTGCCACTCTTCAACGATCAGGGCCGTTACAACGTCCTGCCCGGCTACTGCTGACCAGGCGCGAACAGCATCACGGAGGGCACCACAACTGACGCCCGGTTTTGGTTGAGCGCGATTTATCAGCGCTGCTGAAATGAACCCGTTACTCTGTTGATACGTAAGTGATTGCATAGTTACATTCCTTACTTTGGTAAACCGTCACTTGGGTTTGGATAGAGATCAGGGCGCAGCTCGTGTGGAGTTACGCCGGTAGCCGCGTAGATTTGAAGGACCCGATCAGCAGGCACCACGCCCTGGTACCGGTTTTTCCAGCGGCTGACCGACATCGGCTTGATGCCCAGCATGGTTGCGAGATTTGTTGCAGTGCCAGCGGACTTAATGGCTTTCGTTAACCCGTTCATCGTTGTCTCCGATTTGAATACAATCAAATTAAGCCTGAGACTTAATTTATTGTCAAGCCTGAGGCGAATTTTCAAGTTTAAGAAAAAGGCTTATTCTTCTAACCATGAAAGAGAAAACCGTACTTAATCCGATACTTGTCGAACGCCTTTCAGAGCTGAACGGGCGCGGTATGACCAAATCCGATATGGCCAGGGTTGCTGGGGTAACCCCGCAGTCTGTGAACGGCTGGTTTAAAAAAGGCGTGATCAGCAAGAAATCAGCTCTCGCTGTCGCTGACGCAGCTGGCGTGTCTGTGCCTTGGTTACTCGGTGAGGATGTCGGCGAGAAGGACGGACTTAAGCCGGACGAACAGCGCCTGCTTGAGCTCTACCGCCAGCTGCCAGAAGAAGAGCAACAGAACATGCTCCGCATCTTTTCGATACGTCTTAAGGAACTGGATGAGCTGTATGAGAAGTACATGAAGGGGCGGATTCGCTCGCAGGGGGACTGAATCGCTTTAGGTTTGTCCTGAATTTTTAGTTCCCATGAGACAATGATGTCTTTACTGGGGGGTGATTCCGCCATTTATGTTAGATTGAAAAAAACTATCAATTTAATTAATATTTATCACTACTACACGGGATGTTTTGCAATGACAGCTGAGATTGTTGTAATAAATAATACTGGAATCGCCCTTGCTGCTGACTCTGCAGTCACCACAGAGCATAATAGATTAGTAAAAATAAATAATAGTGCGGAAAAACTATTCGAACTATCTAAACACCATCCCGTGGGGATCATGATTTATAATAATGCGACACTGGGTGGCGCACCGTGGGAACTTATAATTAAATCCTATAGAAAACAATTGGGGAAAACTAGTTTCCCTACCATTAAAGAATATGTTAATGACTTTGTAAAATTCATCAATGGTAACTCAGACCTTATAACAAATGAAATGAGAGAGGCTTGCGTTATAAACCTTGTTGTTGATAACCTCAAAGGTTTGATGAGATACATTAATGATAATAATGTAGTAAACTATTTAACAATGAACCCCGCCGTTGAACTCGACAATGTTATTTTTCAAAACATAGTTAAGCAAGCCTTTGATTTAGAGATAGGAATCTTAAGGAATAATCTCTTTTTCGAAGGGTTTGATACAGAAGAGTTTAATGATGCTTTAGCATATATACAAGATTTAATATCGCCATACATTTCATCAATTATTGTTCTTGATAACTGTGAAAATATACAGCAAGAGCTTATGGAAAAAGTCATATTATATTCCACTTGTTTAATTTTCAAAGTCCATGCTAGTCGTACATATTCAGGGATTGTTATAACAGGTTATGGAGAGGAAGAATATTACCCTTCCATTTGCACTCTTCATATCTACGGCATTTTTAAAAACAAATTGATGATCCATAATATTGATGATAAATCCCATAATAAGGTAACCAATATGGGGTTTGTTATACCATTTGCTCAAGAAGATGAAGTAGTAACTTTCATTGATGGGTGCAACCCTAACATCATTAATTTTAACAGAACTCTTACAGAGGAAGTTTTTGATCGGCTTAATCATTATGTTTCTAGCAATATTTTCCCTGCAATGAACAATGGAGTACTAGCCAATCACTTCTCCAGTGAAATTGAGGAACTCAAAAACGTACTTTTACAAGATCACGATACTAAACTTGAAAGCTATATTGTTAATAACCATACAAATAAAATGATATCGATGTTGCAATCACTTGGGAAGGCAGATCTTGCGTATATGGCCGAATCATTAGTGAACATCACTGCATTCAAAAGAAAAGTATCACATGATTATGAAACTGTCGGTGGGCCTGTTGATGTCGCTGTGATATCAAAAGTTGATGGATTTGTTTGGGTAAATCGTAAACACTACTTCCCTAAAGAGCTAAACTCTAACTACTTTAATCGTCAATAACACATAAGGAGATATTAATGTCTATAAAGCAAGCTCTCAATAACGCTTATAAAATCATTGTAAATCAAAAATTTGGTAATAAAGAACAGCAGCACTCGCCGAAAGGATTTAACCAGCAGTAATGAAAAAACCCGGCCACAGCGCCGGGTTTTTTACACCCTCACCCACCATCTCAGCCGCCAACACCCAGCCACGAAGTCCCCGATCTCGACCTTAGCGTCGGGATTTTTTTTGCCTGCAATTCGGTGAACATCACGATTAAGCCTGAAACTTACAATCACATTTCGCCTGGAGCTTGACATGATTTAAGTCTCAGACTTAATATGCAATCACCAAGACGCACCACGAACCACCCAGGCATGGAGCCCACGAAGTAGCCGTCCGGGGCATACGAAGACCGGAATGAGGTGGTGAGATTAACGCGCAGTAGGTTTGAAACGTTCCGCCAGCCTGGCGACAAGGGCAAAGCACAGAGTGAGCTTCGCGGTGGTGAATTGCAGAGTTAAAACGCTCAACCGTGAAGATCAGCGCCGCGGCACCACCAGCGAAGTTCACTCAGAAAAACTGGAGAACATCATGGTTCATCAGCACTACGGTACACAGACAGTAAACCGCGGCGCAGTTCAGCCGGGGATGCTCGTCAAACACAAACACTCAACCTGGACGGCATCAGCTAACGCTCGCGGACGTTTGTATCTGCATCGCGGCGTAGAAATGACTTACACCAAGGATTTGCTGGTTGAAGTTTATCTGAACGGTCTGGGGCATGGACTCAGCCACTAGCGGAGGATGTCATGTTAGACAAGAAATGCGGATATTGCGGCAAGCCGGTTAAAACGGAGGAAGTAATCAAGAGCCCCCTTCTCTATCGCAACGGCTCACAGCTGGCGCGCAAAGAAAAAGAGTATTGCTCCAAACGTTGCGCTTCGCACGACCAGATGGCTCACGAAGGCTAACGTAAAACCCGCGCAAGGCGGGATTCACGTCCGGTGCCACCGACCAAAGTTACACCGGAATTTATACCAAACCAAAAAACATCCAATGGGCGCTATCTCTGGCCCGGGGATTCTAACACTCAAAAAAGAGGATCTCACATGGAATTTTTCCATCTGATAAAAGCCAGTCAGAAGTCTGGCAAGAAAGATGCAGTGATTTGGTTCACTGCGAAAAGTGTAGCGCGCGCCAATCTCCAACTCGATGTGGCACTGGAAGAAGCCGGAATTGAAGAAACTGGCCGCGGTAAAGATTATGCCAAACCAATCCGCACCGATTTCCCGGTATATGACGACCTGCCGGAAGAAGGCGCAGTGGATTACACCTGGTGCGAACGCTACGAACTGCAGAACGATGACCGCACCTGGCTGCCAAAAGTCACAGCTGAAAACTCTGACGAGAAAACGGCTCAGACCGTTGATAGCCACATAACTACTGAGTCAACGCTGCCAGAAACCGCTGGCATCACGCTGGACGAACACGACGACGACTCAACCCTCTACCCGGTAGTGCAGATGCCGTTTCGTAAGCAACTGCTTTCCCAGTTCACCGCCGACGAACTGCGCCACCACGTAACCCGCGAAGAGTACGAAGCTATCGGCGCGCTGGAGATGGACACTGATAACAGTTACGTCCAGAACTTGCTGTTAGCTGCTGAGAACTGCCCGGAAGTGAAGGGTTACGACACCAAAGACCTGTGGCGCTACACCGATGCCATTCGCAAAGTGTTCAGCCAGGACAAGCGTCACGAACTCGCGCTGGTACTCCGTTTCACCAGAATGTGGGCGGCTACTGATTACATTGACCGTGGCATCCTGGCGCGTGAATGGGCTGCCGGTAATCACATCAGTAGTGTTCAGCGTACTGATTCCGGAACCAATGCCAACGGCGGTTACGTCACTGACCGTGGACCTGATACATACCATACCCTTGACACTCTCGATTTAGAGATTGCATGTGCCCTTCTGCCTATGGACTTCAACCACTTCGAGATCCCGGGCAGCATTCTTCGTCGCGCTAAAGAAATCGTGACCAAAAAAGAAGAACCGTGGAAATCATGGAGCAGCATTCTGCGCAATCAACCCGGCGTTCTTGGCGTTAACCGCACAGCTATTTTTAACCTGATACGTATCGCGCCGGAAAATATTCATCTAACTCCTGTCGCTCACCTGGAGTTTGTTAACCGGACCATGACTGCTGCGTTTAATGCTGCTGTTGAGTTATTGCCATTGCATGAAGCTGAGCCCGCAACACAGGAAATTCCCCAACCTGAAAGTAAGGAGTCTCCACGCAAACCCTTCTGCACTCACGAAGAGAACCTGCAACGCGTACGTGAAGAAGAAGCACGCCGCCGCGCAGAGGAAGCGACAGCACAACCACATAAAGCCGAACAAGAACTGGTTAAAAATGTCGGCAACGGAATATTCGATGTTACGGCTTTACTGCAGAACTCAGCAACTCATGGCACGAAACAGGCTACGGAAACCACCAGCAATGTGCAGGTTCAAGAAACTGTCAGTGATGAAAAAAATGTTGGTAATGAAATGCAGTCAGGCGAAAGCAGTCTGGAAACTGGTGAAGAGTCACATCCCGGCCAGCAGGCCGATGTAAACCAAAATACGGAATCTGTCGCTCAAAATAGCGATTCTGTAAACCAGACTGAACCAGTTTTGGCACACGTCGAGCCAGAGGCGCAATCTGACGAACAAGCTGTTTTTTACCCCGATTACTTCGAGCCTGGGCGCTATGAAGGTCTGCCGAACGAGGTTTACCACGCTGCCAACGGCATCAGTTCCACCCAGGTAAAAGATGCGCGCGTTTCGCTGATGTACTTCAATGCGCGCCACGTTGAGAAAACCATCGTCAAAGAGCGCTCCTCAGTGCTGGACATGGGAAACCTGGTACATGCGCTGGCGTTGCAGCCAGAACAGCTCGATGAAGAATTTAGCGTTGAACCCGTAATTCCGGAAGGTGCATTTACCACCACGGCAACGATCCGCGCGTTTATTGATGAGTACAACGCCAGCCTGCCAGCGCAACTGAGCGCAGACGATATCAAAGCTTTGCTGGATGAATACAACGCCACCCTGCCAGCGCTGGTGCCGCTGGGCGCTAGCCTGGATGAAACGGCGCAGAACTATATGGCGCTGCCAGCTGAATTCCAACGTATCGATGCAGATCAGAAGAAGACAGCAACAGCAATGAAGGCGTGCATCAAAGAGTACAACGCCACCCTGCCAGCGCAGATTAAAACCAGCGGCAGCCGCGACGCACTACTCGAACAACTTGCGATTATCAATCCTGACCTGGTCGCGCAGGAAGCTCAGAAGCTGCAACCGCTGAAAGTCTCTGGCACGAAGGCCGATCTGATTCAGGCCGTGAAGGCAGTCAAACCAGATGCAGTGTTCGCCGACGAGCTGCTCGATGCTTGGCGCAACAACCCGGAAGGGAAAGTGCTGGTTACCCACCAGCAACTTGCCACCGCGCAGGCAATTCAGTCAGCACTGCTCTCGCACCCGACCGCAGGCATGCTGCTAACCCACCCGAGCCGCGCCGTTGAGGTGAGCTACTTTGGCTTTGACGAGGAGACGGGACTGGAAGTTCGTGTGCGCCCTGACCTTGAGATCGACCTAGACGGCGTGCGTATCGGTGCTGACCTGAAAACCATCAGCATGTGGAATGTTAAGCAGGAAAGCCTGCGCGCCAGGCTACACCGGGAAATTATTGAACGTGATTATCACCTGAGCGCGGCTATGTACTGCGAAACCGCAGCGCTGGATCAGTTCTTCTGGATTTTCGTCAACAAAGACGAGAACTACCACTGGATCGCCATCATCGAGGCATCCGCTGAACTACTGGAGCTGGGTATGCTCGAGTACCGCAAAGCGATGCGCAATATCGCAACCGGATTCGACACAGGTGAATGGCCAGCGCCAATCACTGCTGACTACACCGACGAACTGAACGACTTCGACCTGCGCCGCCTTGAAGCGCTGCGTACTCATGCATAAGGGGAATGATGATGGAAAACACGAATATCGTAACCGCTGAACAGCAGACTCCAAACACGATCTCAGCCAGCAATGCCATTTTCAACGTGCAGGCTTTAACCCAGCTTCAGTCTGTCGCCGGGTTGATGGCACAGGCAGCCGTAACGGTGCCTGAGCACCTCCGCGGCAATCCGGCAGACTGCATGGCCATCATCATGCAGGCGATGCAGTGGGGTATGAACCCTTACGCCGTGGCGCAAAAGACGCACCTGGTTAACGGTGTCCTGGGATACGAAGCGCAACTGGTTAATGCGGTGATCTCCAGCTCAAACGCCATCGTTGGCCGCTTTCACTATGAGTACGAGGGCGACTGGTCGAAATGTGCCAGCAGCCGCGAGATAACCGTTAAAAAGCCTGCGAAAGGTGGCGGGACGTACGACAAGAAAGAAATGGTACGCGGTTGGGAAAGTGCTGATGAACAAGGACTGTCGGTACGGGTAGGTGCCGTTATTCGCGGTGAAAGTGATATCACCTGGGGAGAGCCTGTTTTCCTCTCCAGCGTAATCACACGTAATTCTCCACTTTGGGTATCAAACCCGAAACAGCAGATCGCTTATCTGGCACTCAAATACTGGGCGCGCCTGTATTGCCCTGCAGTTGTTCTTGGTGTGTACACCCCTGATGAGATTGAACAGCGCACAGAAAAAGAGATCAACCCAACGCCGCAACGCGTTAGCCTGGCTGATATCTCAGGTGACACCGTCACAACCACGCAAAGCGCACAGGAATCGTCGGTAAATGTCGACTCTCTTGCCGATGATTTCCGCGAACGCATCGAATCTGCTCAGGACGTGGATAGCGCCAAATCGCTGCGTGCCGACATTGAAACGGCGAAAGCTACGCTGGGATCCGCACTATTCACCGAGCTGAAAAACAAAGCCGTAAAGCGTTATTACCTAGTGGATGCACGCAACAAGGTTGAGGAGGCTATTAAATCCCTGCCCCAGCCCGACGAGCCGCATGCAGCCGAACGGTTCGCTGAAGCCGAGCGCATGCTTGCATCTTCAAAGCGTCACTTAGGCGATGAACTGCACGATCAATTCAGCATCACCCTGGCGGATATGAAACCGGAATACGTGGCCTGACGAGACTGGGAGGGGTAACCCTCCCTCAAGGAGATTATATGCGACTGATCAATCGAGGAAGTAAGCAATCACCTTTAGCTCGCCAAGCATGCGACATCGCGCTGGCAGCTCACTTGCAAACATATGGCGACTATGGGCGAAGCAAGATGAAAGAGACTTATACGGTGAAGGTTGAAGGCGTGAAAGTCTGGGTGGAGGTGGTGAACCGAAAGGCGAGCTACGTGGCCACAGCGATGACCGGCATGCGCCGTCTCCGCTCCCTGCCCGGGCAGGTTGGTTGAAAAAGATTTTGAATGGCCCGAACGGGCAACTGGAGAGAGCTATGGATGATATTTTGGTAACGTCAGACCTGACCAGTCGCTACAAAATTTCACGCAAAACCCTTTGGTCATGGCAAAGTGCAGACACAATGCCTCGGGGCTTCGTATGCCCGTTCCCACCCCCTGACTGGCCCGGCAACCCTAACCGCTGGCGCTCTGAGTCAATCAAAGAGTGGGAGGATAAAAAGAAGATAAATTAACTGAAGGGCTCTCCGATGATCTCTTCAAGATGGCTCTGCCAAACGCGGAGCCAGTGTTTCTGATCATCGATATAGTCATGAAGGTTGTAATGCGCCATAACCCCCACCATCTGATGCCCGAGCAGCTTTTCAATTACGTGCGGCGGGCAACCTAACTCAGAGAGATTTGTGGCTATCGTCCGCCTCATATCATGAAGCGACCACTCTGCCATACCTGTTCCATTCCAAATAGAACGGGCGTAATTGGATGCCACAGGTGAATGAACGGGCGAATCTTTGATCCCGCCATCAATTTTACGTTGTGAAGTCACCAGGTGATTGGTGTTTATTTTCTTGAGGTGATTTCTGACCAGGTTAACGGCGGCGTCTGAGAGTCCCCTTCTAATATGTACCCGAGTTTTATAACTGCCCGCAGGCACGACCCACTCATTATCATCCAATCGAAACCATGATCTCTCACTAAGTCGAATCTCAGCCGTACGGCATCCGGTAAGCATAATAAATTTCACCAGGAAAACGGACTCTATCGACATATGGCTTTTCAACCACTGATAGATTTTGCGCAGATCGTCATCGTCCATCCTGCGAGTTCTCTTTTTAGGCTTTTGCCCGACATCAGATGGCAGTAATCCCTCGAGTGGGTTTGAGGCGATCACACTTCTGTTAACGCAGAACCTAAACGCCCGTTTGCACAGCGAAAGCATGTAATGAGCCATCACCCTGCTTTCTATAGAATCGAAGACGTTGATCCAGTGCATTTTCGCTGTGTTATCGACTTTGACATTCTTCATCGGTTCGGCGATATGTTTCTCAAACACCTGGCGATAGTAATCGACTTTAACTAGCCCGTTAGCGATACAGTGCCTTTCAATCCAGTAATTGAACGCTTCGGCAACGGACATCGCTTCCTGTCGGGTCTGCTTATCCAGCTTCACCTGCTCTCGCGGATCCAGTCCCTCAGTTAACCAGTTTCTGAATTGTTGGCGACGCTCTCTTGCCTGGGTGATACTCATTGCAGGATAATCACCAACATTGAGTTTTACCGCTTTACCGGCCCAGCGATACCGATAGAAAAATGATATTTTTCCGGCCTGGCTGATTCTGGCGTTGAGCCCGTGCGAATCAGAAATAATCTCGATATCATCTCTTTTCTTGCCGAGCGCCTTCCTGAGCTTTGTGTCGGTGATCATTGAATGGGTACACATTTTTGTTTTTGGGTACACAAAAGTGTACACAAAGTTGCCCACTCAAAGCTACACGCAATGTAACACTAGTTCGCAGAGTGTTATGGTTTACATCCTTGAAAGCCTGCTGGATAAGGGTTTAGCGTAACAGAACGTTTTTACGCGGAATTGTTCGTAATATGCCAAATGACAATTTAAGAAAGTGTTCTGAATAGAGATTCAATATTTAAGGGCACGGTTTTTGCAACCGTGTTCTTGTTTGGCCTTTCCTTATAGCCGGTCAGTGCATTCACCACCACAAGCAGATAATAACTTTATCTGTATTTCTTTATATGATGTGAGCATATTCAGGAAAAATGACCTTTCCTGAGGTACAGTTGCTCGCTCAAAACCTTTGATTACTGCGGATAAAGTCATCTACTATTGTTTAACACATTCACGCGCTGCATGTATGTTCAGAAAATGTGCACGCCAAGATAATTAAACAAAATTGTGGTTACAGAGGTATCAGTGAGTCACTGGGCTACATTCAAACAAACAGCAACAAATTTATGGGTGACCCTACGGCACGACATTCTCGCGCTGGCCGTCTTTTTAAATGGATTGCTTATTTTTAAAACAATCTATGGTATGTCGGTCAATTTGCTTGATATTTTCCATATCAAAGCATTTTCAGAGTTGGATCTCTCCTTGCTGGCAAACGCCCCACTATTTATGCTCGGCGTCTTTCTTGTCCTGAACTCCATTGGCTTACTGTTCCGGGCAAAGCTCGCATGGGCAATCAGTATCATTTTGTTGTTGATAGCGCTAATTTACACCCTGCATTTTTATCCCTGGCTGAAATTTAGTATTGGATTTTGCATTTTTACGCTGGTGTTTTTGCTGATACTGCGCAAAGACTTCTCCCACAGTAGCGCCGCAGCCGGGACAATTTTTGCATTTATTAGTTTCACGACATTACTGTTTTACTCAACCTACGGTGCGCTTTATTTAAGCGAAGGTTTTAATCCGCGAATAGAAAGTTTGATGACCGCGTTCTATTTTTCGATAGAAACCATGTCAACCGTCGGCTATGGCGATATTGTCCCTGTTTCTGAATCAGCACGATTGTTCACTATTTCGGTCATTATTTCCGGCATTACCGTTTTTGCCACATCTATGACCTCAATTTTTGGTCCGCTTATCCGCGGGGGATTCAACAAACTTGTAAAAGGAAACAATCATACAATGCATCGTAAAGATCATTTTATTGTTTGCGGACATTCGATTCTCGCCATCAATACGATCCTGCAACTGAATCAACGCGGACAAAACGTAACGGTTATCAGCAACTTGCCTGAAGATGATATCAAGCAACTTGAGCAACGCTTAGGCGATAACGCTGATGTTATCCCCGGTGACAGTAATGACAGTTCAGTATTAAAGAAAGCGGGAATCGATCGATGCCGGGCCATTCTGGCGCTGAGTGATAACGATGCAGATAACGCGTTTGTTGTACTCTCGGCAAAAGATATGAGCAGTGATGTCAAAACAGTTCTCGCCGTCAGTGATAGCAAAAACCTGAATAAGATTAAGATGGTACATCCGGATATCATTCTCTCACCGCAACTGTTTGGCAGCGAAATTCTGGCGCGAGTTTTAAACGGTGAAGAGATTAATAATGATATGCTCGTTTCAATGTTGTTGAACTCAGGTCATGGTATTTTCAGCGATAACGATGAACAAGAAACGAAAGCTGACAGTAAAGAATCGGTGCAAAAATAGAGTTTAAAGACGAAAGAGTAAACTTATTGGGCACCGCAATGGTGCCCAGTACATTTAGATATTGTAGATCGCAAACAATAACGAGTTACGCTGTTTGTTTAGAATGCACTTCCTGATGCTGTGGATACGCATATTTCGGCGCGACTGCCCCTCAAGCCAACGCGATTTACGTCGGCTAGCCTGACGCTGCATGCGCCAGCGCCCCACTTCCGTTCTACTCCGCTTCATGTTAACTACTCTATGCAATAACAGAATGGTCATTATACCCCCGCCCCCGACGCTGACCAGTGCTTTTCCCGCGTTTTTATTTGCCAGATGAATCCATATGCGTAAACTCATAACAATGCGCTTTCAAAAGGATTTCTAATCTATGACAACCGTTTATACGTTGGTGAGTTGGTTGGCCATTCTGGGATACTGGTTGCTCATTGCAGGCGTAACTTTACGCATTCTAATGAAACGACGCGCAGTTCCCTCCGCGATGGCCTGGCTGTTGATTATTTACATTCTGCCGTTAGTCGGAATTATTGCCTATCTTGCCGTTGGCGAGCTCCATTTAGGCAAACGCCGCGCTGAGCGCGCCAGAGCGATGTGGCCTTCCACCGCAAAATGGCTTAACGACCTTAAAGCCTGTAAGCATATCTTCGCCGAAGAAAATAGCAGTGTCGCTGCGCCACTATTCAAGCTTTGTGAGCGTCGTCAGGGGATCGCAGGGGTCAAAGGGAATCAGCTGCAACTGATGACCGAGTCAGATGATGTGATGCAGGCGTTAATCCGCGACATCCAGCTCGCGCGCCATAATATTGAGATGGTGTTTTATATCTGGCAGCCCGGCGGCAT